GACTAAAAATGCGGTTAACAGAGCAAGTGACTACCACTACTTGTGTCTTGCTGTTACTGACAGTACTGCCCCTGTTAATGGTATTGATTACATACATCCTAGCGTCAAGCCAGTTGTTGACTATGCTACAGCAGTTATTGCTAAAGGTCTTATGCCAGCTGGTGAGATCAATTTTGAATTTATAGCTGATACAGAAGATGATGAAGTAGCAGCACGACAAGCAACTGACATGGTTAGTAAAGTCGTTAATCAAATGAACGACCCACACTTTATCTTAGAACGCTGGATCATGGACGCAAACATGCACAAAAACGGCATGATGATGATTAAACCAGTGCGTGAGAAAATTGACCGTTATGTTGAAACACAAGGTACACTAGAACAATTACGTGCTTTTGAACAACAAGCAGCAGATGGTGGACTTACAAGTTTGCGCCAAGGTCGTAGAAAACTAACAGTTGACTTTGAAAATGTAATTGCAGAAGTTGCACAATTATTAGGTGAGCATGAAAAAGAACATGCTCGTACAATATTAAACGAACATATCAAAAGTTTACAAGAATTACCTGATGAAGACGAAACTCCAGAATCAATGGATCAAGAACGTCAAGAAATTCAATCTGGTAAAGCTGAACAACAACAAGAAATTATTAATGAAGCAATTCGCCGTAACACAATTTATAGTGCAAAATATAAATTGACTGGTTACAACATCAACGTCAAGTTTCACCCAATCGCTCAACATTTTTGGATTTGTGATCCTACAGTTCCAGAAATCAAAGATCAACCATTCTGTGGTTATTATGATCCAATGTCAATTCAAGAAGCAGTTGAGTTATATCCAGGCATTGATTTGGAAGAATTTGAACAACATGCAGAATACAACATGAACGGTGCTTATCAAGCAGGTTCAGTATTAAACAACTTAGCAATTCATGCACGTGACAGTGTACCTATCATGGGTATTCCAGTTAATAGTGCTGCAAGTGCTGACCCAGATAGTCGTCAAGTTTCAGTTGTTACAGTTTGGAACCGTTATGATATTGACGGTGATGGTGAACTTGAATTGATTGAATTGATTTATAGTGGAACATACATTATCAGTGCAAGAGAAGTTGAATTTATTCCTGTTGCTAACATGTGTCCAAAACCACTACCAGGTAACTTCTATGGTATGAGTATTGCTGAATCTGTGATTCCAATGCAAGAATACAATACAAGTGCTGCACGTGCTGAAATTCAATTGGGTCTATTGACTGCTACACCACGTATCGGTGTCAAGCCAGACAAACTAGACTTTGAAATGATTCAAGATGGTGAAGCTGCAATCTTTATTTTGGACAGTAAGTTTGATCCAACAAAAGACATTTATCAAATTCCTCCTCCAAGCGGAAACTTACAATTCTTGGAAACTGCAATGACTCGCATTCAGCAAGATACAATGGCTATGGTTGGTATGACTACACCTCAGGATCTTTTCAATCCTGAAGTTATGGCTGCTGGCAATAGTGGTATCAAATTGCAACTTGCATTGAGTCCTAACCAAATTATCCAAGACAACACAGTACGTAATGCTGCTGAAGGTTTGCGTGAAGCATTATGGTTAGTATGGCGAACATTGATTCAGTATGGTGATGATTATGGTGTTAAGAAATTAGCACAATCATTTCACCCAGACAAAAAGCCAGTATTCTTAGACTATGAATCATGGGATGACATGAACTTCTGTGACCGTAAAGAAATACATTTAGAATTAGCGTTAGGTATGATGAGTGAAGAAAACGCATTAAACCGTTTACAAATCATTCAAAAATGCCAAACTGAATTGTACACTACAGTTCAAGGTATGGTTGGTGCAGGTACATTGACTCCAGAAATGTACAAGAAAATCAAGAAACCATTTGCTGATACATTGTATGTTCTTGGTGTCAAAGATTGTGATACATACTTGCCAAATGATGATGAAGTCATGCAAATGATTAAACAAGGTCAGGCTGCTGCTAAAAACAGACAACCAAGCCCACAAGATCAAAAGGATCTAAGTGCTGCACAATTGAACCAAACAAAAGCAAAACAAATAATTGCAGAAGTTACAGGTTCAAATGCAAAAGATCAATTAGACTTTATGGCAATGGCACAAGGTAATCCAAAAGTTTATTAATATTTTCAAAAGATAAATATTGAATTAGCAAGGAAATGAAATGATTGATGAAAATACAGTTGATTTTTTCAACTCACGATTAACGCTAGACTACAGTAATGTTAACAAGTTAACACCTAGTCAAAAAGACAAGATTAGAAATTACGGTAGTCAAGCGGAAAACCTATTGAAGAACAGAGATTTTGCAATGTTTGTTCATCATTACAAATTTGAAATGGCTGATAGTCTTGCAAGTATAAGAGGGCATCAACCAGAAGATAATGCACAAAGAATAGCGATGAGTAATGAACTCGCCGGCATTGATAATTTCGTGAACAGCCTTAAAAAAGCTGTTTATTTGAAAAATAAACTTGGTAACGATAATATCGCCCAAGAATAACATTGAAAGAAAAATTAAATGACAGACGTAATCAGTCCTAACAGCACAAGTGCTGCGGCCCCTGAGACAAATGCAGTTCCTAGTTTAGACTCCATAGCTGCTAAAATGACCGCAATGCGTGAACACACACTGCGTAATCAAATTAGAGCTACTGAACAGACTGAGACAGGTAGTGAAGAATCGGCAGAAACTTCAAGCCCTGTGGCACCAGAAGACGGAAACGTTGAGCCAGAAGTTGCTGAAACCAGTGACGAGTATATTGAAGATGGCGATCACGAGTCAGAAGCCCCTCTAGAGGTAAGCAATGATAGTAGTGATAGTACAGCAGAAGAATTAATTGACTTTATTGATTTTGCAGAAACGAACCCGAACGCTAAGTTCAAGTTCATGCGAAATGGTAAAGAAATTGTTATTGATGCTAAAAAAGCCGCAAGTATATTAGGTCAAGGAGCAGCGATAAGCGAAGATGCACGCCAACTTAAAATTGAACGAGCCGAATTTGACGAATACTTAAATGANACCCGCGCAAGACAAGAAGGTTTGACATTAGCAATGGAATTTACCATTCAGCCAAAACTTAAAGAAGCATATGATGAGATTTTGAAAACTCAAAGTTATCAGTCAACGTTTCAGCAACAATTGGCACGAACTACTGATCCTGCACAAGTTGCAAGGATTCAAGCTAGTATGCAGCAGAATGAATTATACATTCGCCAGCAACAACAGACCATTAGTCAGTTGAAGCCAGCAGTTGATGAGTTCAGACAAGCACGTATGCAGCAAGTTAGTCACGTGGTAGAACAGAATCGTAAGAATTTCAAAGACAAAGAATTGAAAAATGAATATGTTTTTAATGAATTACGTGATAAAGTTTCTAAACTATGGCCAGAATCCAAGAAAGAAATTGTTCCAGGTATTCCTAATATTGATCTAATCAGTAGCGATGAAGCATTGCTTTCATTAATACGTGATGGATTACGCTATAGAGACAAACCAACTACACGTCCTGCAGGATCTAGCATGGCAGCACTAACTCAAAGACGTAGCAGTTCAAGCACCCAAAGGAGCAGTGGTGGTGATGACATAAATAAACTTCGTGAACAAGCCAAGAGCGGTGATAAAAAAGCCGCAGACAATCTCTTGATGGCACAATTACGAAATATTCGTGCAGCAAGAGGTGGTCGTTGAGATGAATAGTTTTGTATATAAGTGGGTTCATAAGCCAAGTCTTAATTGGTACATTGGATTACATACAGGAACAGTTGATGATGGTTATATATGTTCAAGCCCAATAAAAAGTTTGATATTAAATAACTCTGATGATTGGGAAAGAACTATTATTGAATTTGGTAATAGAAAGGAAATGTTTGATTTAGAAACTGAAATCTTACAACTTTTTAATGCTAAAAATGATAATAGATCCTTTAACAAACATAATAATACATTAGCCGAACCTGGATGGAATGCAGGTATTCCAATGAAGGATGAAACTAAGGAGTTACAACGAGAACAAAGATTAGGTAAGTCTACAGCCAAAAAAGGTCGTACATATCCTAATAGTCATTCAATAGAGGCTCGCAAAAAGAAAAGTGAGTTAATGATGGGTGATACTCGTAATAAAGGTAAACCTTGGTCTGAGGCAAGAAGAAATGCACAGATAACAAAACAAACAGCCAAATAAAATATTAAATAAGGAGATTTTTCATGGCCGAAATTACAACATCACAAATTGGTAACGGTACAACAGCTTATGGTTCTGATATCGTTGTCAAAGACTTAGACCTAGATGTGTCTAACCGCGTAAAAGATGATACGCCTGTACTAAACATGGCGATGAGCAAAAAGCGTAAAGTTAACAGTACTTTACCATTGTGGACAGACGATATCTATCGCTTGCCTGCAGTTCAAGCTCAAGTTGAAGGTGCTACAGTTGCAACTTCACAAGCAGAAAACAATGGTCGTTACAACTTAGGTAACTACACACAGATTTTCAGCACAGTTATTGCCGCTTCAGGTACTGCACGTGCTGTTATGCAATCTGGTGGTGATCCTCAAGCATATCAAGAAGTCAAGCAATTGATTGAATTGATGTTTGACGTTGAACAACAATTAGTTCGTGCTGACCAAATCGGTACAAAATACGGTGGACAATCTGGTTCTGCATCAGGTCTACCAAGTGGTCAAACAGGCCGTCGTATGGGTTCACTAGCGAGTTTCGCTGGTACACAATCTTACAATACTACTTCAGGTACATTGAGTGGATTGAACACATGGACAAACGATGAATCTAGCGACAGTGCTAGTGAACAAACTAACACATTTGCTATCAGTGCAAATGGTAGTAACTTCTACACAGGTACTTTCACTAACCAATTGTTTAGCCCAGCATTGTACAAGCAATTGGTAACAGTTGCTGAACAACGTTACAACGCTAAGATTCGTTCAGTTGTTGCTCCTACAAGTCTACGTACTAGTATCAGTGATAACATCACACAATCTCGTGGTATTAACCGTGTTAATAGCGAACGTGGTGACACAATCGCTACATATGAAGGTGACTTCAACTATTCATATGAAATCTATGATTCATGGATCATGGACCAATCTGGTGTCTCTAACAGCATCTACTTCTTGAACGAAGATGTTGTACAATGGGGTTCACTACGTGATTTGGGACCAAACAATGAAGTATTCAGTAATGCTGATGCATCACTAGACCAATTCATCATGGAAGGTACATTGATTGTACGTAACCCAGCTGGTGTTGGTGTATTGAACAACATCAAAGCAGGTACAGATCAACAAGCTAACTTGCCAGGTGCACGTCCAAGCGTATTGGTATCTCGTACAAATACTGGTTCTGGTTCTACTTATTAATCTTTAATAGGTTAGATCAAATCAAAGGCTCTCTTAGGGGAGCCTTTTTCTATTGATAAATACAATTATGAATGACAAAAACAAACCAGAATATTTAGATGACAAAGATCCTGAGAAAAACCACGATTATTGGAGACAAGATCATGGTGGGATGGTCACAGAGGACAATGGAGTTGCTGACAGATTATTGAAAAACAATGATTTGTACAGATCCATGAAAGGCGATTGGCAAAGAACAGATTGGAACAAAGGTAATAACATCAAAGTTACTACTGGACGTAAAGATGGAAAGTTTTTTATCACTCGTGAACAAACAAATACTGATGCTATCATACAGCATGTAAAAGATTATCGTGAAATGGCTGAAGCAGGTATACCTGATCCATTAGCTCCTATTATGCCAGATGGTACATTAGGTTATAAATGGATGGAATTACCAATGGTTATTTCAATACGTATTTCGGATCAGTATTTCGGTGGCATGCCGTGGAATGCGATTAAACAAGATAGAATATTAAAAGCACAGTTCTATCGTGTAGTACAGCAAGAGTATCCTCAGTACGTTTGCTATCCAGGTGGGAAATTGCCTATCCCAGTTGCAGTACCTTATCCTAACAGAACAGGCTAATATAAAGGAAACATAAATGTTTGTAATCCCCTCAGCAGATGATTTGGTAACATTCATCCAAGACTTTACCGGAAGTAGTAATACAAGTGAAATTCAAAAATGCATTTTTATGGCTGAAATGTCTATGCGTAACATTGAGTTGCCAGCCCTACGTAGTGATCCTTATGCCCCAGAGAATATTGGCGTGGTTGATCGTAACGGACGCATTCCTATCCCGGGTGACATGAACAAACCAATATTGTTCTTCAAACAAGGAAGTCAATATGTAACACAATGTACCTGTAGTGGTACAAATGGAAGTAACATCATAACATTAGTTACTAATCCAAATCAAAGTTTAGGCGTTGGTATGTATGTTACGGGTGATAACATTCCAGCAGGTTCAACAATTGTTAGTTTCCCACAAGCTAACCAAGTTATGTTAAGTTTAACAGTTACTGCTGATTTCTCAAATGAAAACGTTGTATTCAACACAGGTGGAAGTAATAGTAGTCAAACAGGTCCTTGGATTGTTTATGACCGTATTGGTGATCGTGACATTATTACACAAGGTATGATTGCACAGTTATATCTACAACCAGTTAATGTTCCACAAGTTATTCGTGGTAAATTTAGTGAAGTTGCACAATGGTATGAATTCTTACCATATGTAGCTGAAGGTGACTTAATTAACATGTATTACTATAAAGCATGGCCTTTATTGTTCAGTCCAGCAGGAGATCAAGTTATTAGTGCTTGGGGTGATGTAAGTTATCCATCAGGCAGTGGTCCTTGGACAGTAGAAG